CGGCGCGGGCGGGCGGCGATCAGAAGACCGCGCTCGTCCACGAAGTTCGCAATCGAAATGATTGCGTCTTCCAGCGACGTTTCATTGAGGTCCGCACCCACGGTCGGACGGTTGGCATTGGTGCCACCGTTGACGAGCGGGTGAGCCGTGCTGAAGAGCGTCACGCCGTCACCAGATTGGAACGTCGTGAAACCGTTGTTCAGCAGAGCAGCAGCCTTAACCTGCTTCGTGTTCGCCATACCACGGGCGAGAGCCTTGGTGTAACGAGCAGAGAGTTGGTCATAGAGGTTGTCCTCCATGGCTTCCTCAGTGATCGAAAAGCCCATTGCAATCGTTTCGTGGTTGTAGCGAGCAGTCCAAGCCTCCTGCGCGTTGTCATAGGCAATGGCCTGACCTTCCGGCTTAACCGGGGCCGTGCCGAAGCCCGACAACTTGACTTCCTCTTCGAAAGCCTTCTCGGAGTTCTCGGTTTCATAGATGAGCGTATGCTCATCTTCATACTTGGCATACTCCAAGCCGAAAAGGGCATTAAGCCCCGGCAGGAGTTCCTTCAACATTTGTGCGCGTGAAATAGCCATTTTCTAGAACTCCTTAGGCTGTGACGCTACTGTAGTAGCCGTGGGTCAGAACGTTCAGTTTGACCAACAGTTCACGGTAGACGGTGAACACGATGCTAGACGCAGCCGGAATCGCCGTGACGCTACCCGGCACCGCAATGGCAGCGTTGATCGTGACCGACGTTGCAGCGGCATTTGCAGCCACCGTAACGAACGATCCCGTCTCAATCAACTGACCATTGGCAGCGTAGTAGGCCACGCTCGTTCCAACCGGAATCGCCGCCGGAAGACCCGAACCCGTGAGGGTGATCGTGGTGCTGGAGGACGAACCCGTTGCGGCGTAGGAGATTGAAGTCTCCGGAACCACGCCCACACAACGCAGCGGGAGGATCGAAGTGACCGGGGTCGCAGAGGGCGCGAGGATCGCGTTCTTGCTGTTACCGGTGTTCGCATTGCCCGTGTTGTTGACGCAAGCAAGGTTGGTGCCGATCAAGGCATACGCACCCGAAGCCATCGTGGTGCCAGACGAGCAGACCGCCGCCTTGAAGACGGTGTCCGGATCGTCACAGACATACGCCACCGCATCACCAGCCAGCGTCGAAGCGGGCCAGTACTGCGAAAAACGCTTGTCCTTGGTCACGGGGTCCGTGTACGAACAACCCAAGAAAACGCCCGTCAGTGCGTTCGAATCCGTGGTGGACTCAATCGACACACGAGTGAGCGAACCTCGCACGACCTTGACGAAATCACCGTAGAAGATGTCCGTCGCGTAGCCGTACTGAATCGGGTACATACGGGTCGAACCCGCAAATACCTGACCGCCGATGAGGTTAATCGGCAGGAACCCATAAGGGGCTGTCACATCAGTTCCTGAAGCCATTTGAAATTACCTCGAATAGTGGAAAGAAAAGGATTTAACCTCGTCCGAAAGTGGTGCGCGTCGAACGCTCCGGATTAAGGAGCGGCATACGCGGATCATTTTCCCGCAGATAACTGCGGTCCACACCGTCGATCTGTCGATCTGAAAGATCTTGGAAGTACTTCTGGCGTTGCAACATCTTCTCTTGGGGAGCCTTGCAAAGCAGCAAACCACCCACTTCGACGTTCCCTTTGAACTGAGAATTGATGTCAGAGAGGATCTTCAACTCAGGATGATCTTCTGACTTAACAGGTTCCCAGCCCTCGCGGAACTGACGTGAGACGTTGGTGTTATCCGAACGTCCCAAAGAGGAAGTGCGAATCCAGCGGAACACCCAGCCATCTTTCGGCTCGGGGACCGGCAATGCGGATTGCGGCAACCACGAGTCACTAGGACGCGATTCGGCTGCACGGTCGATACGAATTTTGCGCTCTTCAGCCATTGTAACTCTCCTTAATGAGTTGTTTGGCGTACTGCTCGGGAGTGAGGCCAAGTCTCTTAGCGACGGAAACTTGTGTGGCAGTCAACTGGATTTTGCGTGGCTTCGCACCGTTGTTACGGCTCGCTGAAGCAACCACGGTATTAGGGGTGCGTTGAGGGGAAACAGAGACTTGTACGTCATCTGAGTCCTTCTCAAAGTAATCTGGAAATCGTTGCCGCATCGCAGCATCGATCTTTTCGTAGTATTCGTCCGAATCGGCTTTGATGCCGTGTTCACGGATCAAGGTCTCATGGACTCCGTAGGCCAATGCAGTCATCTCGCGGTTCCCCTGAGGGCCGAACCAAGGGTTTTTCTTGGTCCAATCCATAGCCTTGTTGCTTGGCTGAGGAGCCTGATACTGCTGCACAGGAGGCTGGTAAGCCTGCTGTACCGGCTGGGGCTTGGGTCGAGACTGAAGAACACGCTCGTGCTTTTCAGCCTCCCGAAACTCCGTCTGGGCATTAAGGAGTTTTTCCTGAGCCTCAATGATCTTCTGGGCATCACCGGCTTCGTAAGCGTCCTTGTACAGGTTCTTGGCCTGATCAAGGGCGAGATTGGCACGGGCTTTGATCTGGGCGACGAGTGCGCCTTCTCCGCGCTGAAGTAATGACTCGTACTGCTGGTTTTTTGAGACCAGTTGTTGTGCGTAACGAAGCGCCTCTTCACGCATACGCTCGGCGGCTTCCCGCTGACGCTGCGCTTCATGCTGCTCGTACTTGAGTTTGTTGATTCTCTTGCGGACTTTTTCACTGTAGTCCGACAGTTCCTCGTCGTTGTCTTCCTTCTCAGCCTGCCTTGCTTCAGGTTGTTTAAACTCAGACTGCTTGGCTGGCTGCTTTGGAAGATCATCGACGATCTCAAGTTCAACCTCGGGTTCCGGGGAAGACTTGAGGGTTTCTTTTTCAGGGATCTGCAAGGGAGCGGAGACTCCGAAGAACTTCTCCTCCTTGCTCATGCCTGCTTCGGTACTCATGCCTTCACCACTCCTCGCGGATCTTCGACCACCGCCTCGACCGAATCATCATTGATCAGGCGGAACTCTTTTCCGTGAACCTTAAAGCGAGTGCCGGAGTAGGATCGCATCATGATCCAATCTCCTTCCTTGCAGTAAGGGCCAGAAGGGAAACGATCAGGGGACTTGTAAGCATCCGGTCCCATCGCGAGGACGAAACCAACGATACTCCCAATCTCCTCAGCCTCAAGTGTTTGAGTAGCCTTGAGGATTCCACCTTCGGTCTTCTCTTCGGGGTTAGGTAGCGCAATGAGTACTTTGTACCCGGTAGGTTTGGGTAACTGACTTGCGACTTTGTTGTCGTTTTCCATCGATTCCTCGCGCCTTTTCGGCGTTTGCACCCCTGTCGGGGCGGTTGCACTGTTTACACAGCGAAGTTGTTAAGCCGTTTAATCATCGTCAATTTGTTTAGTGAGGTCAAGCAATTCTCGTTCAGCCCGTGCCAGACCCTCAATAACGCCACAGCACCGCTTGTACTCATTGAAGTCGGCGCAGCCGCCACCGGCTATGTGGTCGGCCATGTCGTTCATCTGCTGGCGTAGGGATTTCCGCAGATATTCTGCGACGTTATCGCTTGCGGCTGGCATTGCGATCTCTCATTTCTTGCTCTTTGGCTTGGGTCGAAAGCAAGTTTCGGGCGATCTCTACGCCTAACTTGGCCCCTTCGACCTTGTCTCTGGAGGCAATTTCCTTGCTCTGGAGTTCGTTTGAAGCGTTGGTGGAAGCGATCTGTACACCCAGACGCGCCCCTTCGATACGCTCTTGAACCTTGAGCCGGTCCTTTTCGGACTGCATCCGCATCTGCGCCTTCTGCATATCCGCTTGGACACGGGCCATTTCGGCCTGTGCTTTCTGCTGGATTTCCTGTGCGCGAAGTTGCAGTTTCTGCATCTCCATCTGAAGGACAGGGTCTTGCTGCTGCTGTTGCTGCTCTTGCATCTGGGCTTCTCGCTGGGCTTTTCCAGTGACCTGAGCCGCAGCCGGGGCGACCAGAGCCGAGATCCGGTATTCGATATCCTCTGGGAGGGGTTCCCCCGGAGGAGGCAGTTTAAACCCGAGTTCCTTCTCAATCTGCTGCCGGTAGGCGAAGGCCAGATGTTCCGACACATGGGCGGTAAGGGCGGCTTGCATGGCCTGCGCGGCTTGAGGGGCCTGCTGGAGCATCTGCTGCAAACGCGGATCTTGCCCAAAAGACATGTGCGTTTGGATATGCGCCTCATGATCCTGATAGATAAACGCCTTGATGGGCTTCATCGTGAGGGCGTTCATGTTCTCAGTGACAGGGTCAGTCGGTGGGATTTCCGTCTGATTCGGCAACACTTCCTGCGGATCGGCAATACCCAATGCCTCAATCATCTGACGATGAAGCATGGGCAGGTCATACAACTGAGGGGCTTGAGAGGCCAATTGCAATGCGGCCTGATACTTCATGATCCGCTGGGCCATGGTTCCCGCGTTGGGATCTGACACCGGGATCACATCCACCCGGTCGTCGAAGTCTTCCTTGGTCAGTTCTTTACCCGGAATGTCATAGGGATATTCCGTAGGACCGTAGTCGAAAATCACCTGAGCCAGCAGTTTCAGTTCCTTCTTCATGGAGGCGTGTAAACGCGCCTGAACGGCTGACATCACCTTCATCGACCGTTCGATGATGGCGAGGGTCGTTCCCACTGGGGCTTCGGCATTCATGTCCGCGACCTTCATGTCTGCCTGAGAGGCAAACCTGCGGCCTTCGTCCACGATGTTTCCGAGCAACTGATACAGGGTACCGGAGGGTTCCTTGTAGGGCAGGAAGGTGATGTTGTCCCTCAATGCGCCGGAGGGGATATCCACATCACGGAACTCGCCCGGCATGATCGGGGTATCGTCGCCTTTGATCCGCAGGCCACGGGTCTTGAGACCGCCCGGAAGGTTGGAGAGGGTTCCAGCGTCAACTAATTGACGCAGGATAGAGGTGGAGGATTTGGCGAGTCCTCCCACAAGATGCACCAATCCAAACCCGTAGAAACCCAGTCCGGGGATGTAGGTGTACTGAACGAAATGCTGACGGCGCTTCTTGAGCGGGTCATCTTCGTACCAGTTCCGTCGAATCGAAAGGATGATCCTTGAAGACTTGTCGATGGTGACGACGTAAGGCAGCGCAATGCCTGTTGGGTTTCCTTCTGCGTCGGTGTCTTCGAATCCCGGAAGATCGTAATCGACGACCATTTCAAGGAGCGTATAGCGCGAATCCAGATCCATGCCCTTGGATTCACCGTTCAGTTTGTCGTAAGACTTCTGGATTTCGGTGATATCTGGAGAAGGGGGAGGAAGATCGACATCGCGATAGAAACCTGAGACCTGCAACTTTCGAATCTCGTTGTAGGTCTTCTTCATGACATGCGTGGCGCGTTCGCAGGTGACTAAATCACTTGCGCCATAAGAGACTACAAAATCTTCTGCTGGAACGAAGATCGATGCGGGTCTGCCGAGAGAAGGGTCGTAATAGACCTTGCGGAATGCCGCGCCGGAGAGTGCGAGAGAGAACAACAACTTCTCTGTCTCTGAGCGATATTCGCTCATCTTTTCAGTCAGGAGATAGTTTAAATACTCTTGAACGCGCTCTGCTTGTTGAACACGGTCCAGATTCACTTGACCTAGAATCTTGGTCTGAACGGGTCCCTTTGCAGGAAAGATCTCTTGAATTGACTGCGCTTGGAAGCGAACAATCGCCTCAGAGAGCATCGGGTGAAATACACCGCAGGCTCCTTCCCATGGCTGGGTACGATCTTCGATCTTGAGTCCGAGAAGATCTAATCCCTTGATGTAAGTTGTTTCCCATTCTTTGCGAGAATCTT